GGGTCCGAACCGTCCCATGCCGAATGCATCATATTCCCCCCTCTACGTAATCAATCACTCTAAAGTCCTCCCAATCGCAAGCTTCGCTCTCGTCTTCGCATGACTCATTAACGATATCCCACTCTAATTCGTAATGATCACCCGCCGAATTAGTAGCGCATCCTCGATAGACGATTTCCCCATTGGGATTCTGCTCAATGTACGGATATTGCGTTAATACTAGTTTTTTCCCCTCGTGCGACACCTCGCCATATTGATCAAAGTACCAGTCCTCTACATCGCCAGCTAATTCTTTCTCCTCCTCGGAATTAAATTTTAAATACCCTTCCTCATCGATCGTTACACTTATTCCCGCGTCATCGTGCATCGACGCCAAAGCCTGGGCTTTCGTTTTGCCGAAGTAAGCTCCCATGTCTACTCCGGCTTTGCTCGAAATCCAAAAATATTCCATTTTCTTTCTCCATCCTTGAGATTGTTGTTGTTTGTCCATATCTCCGCTCACCGCTACTACTCTCAAGCCTACGCTATCGAGGAGACATGTTTGCTTTGATACCCCTAATCTAACACACTCCAGCGTTTAGCACAACAGAAATAAGCACAACAACGATAAATCTTCATCAAAATAAAGATTATACTTGCACATCCTCGTATTTGTCCCCTAGGATATTGTGTAAACGAGGTTTGCAATGGGTACACCAGGGGTCCCTCTAGGGATCACAGAACTCGACATAGTCGACGCCATCAAAAAGCACGGGGGAACCATGAAGGATGCCGCGGCAGAGCTCAGAATCTGTCGCACATACCTCTGGGACCTGATTCGAGAGCAATACCCTCATCTCTATCCTGTGATCGATAAGGCAAGAGAGGATTGGGACCGCAGACTTATCGAAGACGCCGAAACCTTTGTAAGGCGATGTGTAAAGCATGAATTTGAAGACCCCAAGATTGCCTTAGACGCGAGCAAATTTACCTTGAAGTCTAAAGGCAGAAAACGTAAATGGGATGTAGTCGAGGATGAGGCCAAGAAGAACGAAGGCGCTATGGTCGACAGAATGAAAAGCGTGGAAGTGGTGGAGTAAGTGGCCCGACAAGTAGTCCATAACGGAAATAACCAGATGGCCAGCACGGTGGATATAGCGTGCGCACTTACAGTCGGTGCGCGCCAGTCTGTTAGGGTTATCTATCACGACAAAGAGACCGATAGTCGCGTGGTTTGTCATATGGGCGTGCACACAGCTCAGGAGTTAATAGAGAGCCTTAAGCGAGTTGTCAGATTGTCTAAAGAGGGGTCGAAGCTGCATGGACACGAAAATTCCTTATTATGATCGGATTTTGAGCGCAGAGGCGGCTCAATTATTACATGATTTCGATAGATGGCAAACACAAATGGCTTTGAAAACAACTGGAGAACCTAAACCATTTCCTGAATGGAATTCAGTCGAAGAGTTTCAGGTGCCCCTCAATGTAACTGTCATTCTTAGGGCCGGAGATGCCTTGACATTGTACTACTTGGACCGCGCGCCTGAAAAAATTAGAGCCACCCATTGGATGTATGCCCCCGAGCCTCCGGAGCCTGAGCCTAAGCGGGGAGTTTGGGTGAGTGTTGAGGATGGATTGCCGCCCGCGTACGTAGGTATTCTGGTTAAGATGCGTTCATCCGATCCTTGTAGTTGGTTTAAAGCCGAAAGGAAAGATAATGGCTCATATTGGATATTCGGACATGATCGTGACTATACAGTTGATGAGGATAATGTCAGTTATTGGTACCTCCCGCACGAGTTTGAGACATGAAGACTATTGCAACATATCCTCCGGAAATCATCCAGAGTTTTGATCGACTGCTTTTAAAACGGCCAACCATCAAAAAAGAAGATTCTCACACTCTATGGCTAATCATGGAGTATCTCCGGACGTTGACATATAAGCTAAAAAGGGATCCCCGTAGAGCGCTGAAGTTTGTAAATCTCGAAAGGAAGTTTAGGATCATCTATGTCAAAATTCGGCAGCAAGAAGAAGAACATAAAGCAGCGTCAACTAACGCTATCAAAGAGCCCTTTTATTGGCATGGAATGCCTGATCGCAAGCGCCGAGAGGTATTTGAAAAAGTTAGAAGAGCGGCCAAAAAACATCATGGCAAACGTTGGTATACCGGTGAGAATGAGGCGCCAGAATGAGATTTGAGCGATGATTGATTGCCTTATCCGCCTGATCATTACAATCCTGGGTGTGTTTTTGGGAAACATGTTGTGGGCCTGGTGGTGTCGTGGACGCTGATGTTATAGCCTTAGCGGGATTGATCTTTTTTACAATCACCCTAGCGATTGCAGCGTTGCTGCTGTTGTGGGATTACATGACGGGGGGAAGATGAACTATTGCATATCTTGGGGGCTTTTAATAACCGAGATTATTCTTGGTCTTATTCTTTATGACCTATCGCGTATCTTAGCGGCCCTTGAAACAATAATCGAACTTATGAAGGTGACCCAATGAAAGAACTCCTTTTGGCAACGGTATTGCCCTTAAGCTTGGGGATGACAGCTTGTAGCAGCTTTAGAGAGGATCTTTTTCCTCGTAGGCACTATCAAGGCGATATATTCAATGTTCAGCTCGTTTACGACGAAGGCGAAGACTGGGAAGATGATGAGGATTGGTGGATATGTCAAAAGAAGTGATTAAACAGATCGCTGACGTCTTAGATGATCGCAGGAATATGCGGAGACAGGCGGATGCCATGTTCTATGATGTCGTGGATGTGATCTTTTTGCAGGAGTGCCGTCTTAGGGGGGTTAGCGACACCGAAATTGTTGATTATCTTATGCAAATCGGGAAATCGTCGCGTAGCGTTGACCGAGAACTGTTTGCGGATATGACGGAAGACTTGCTTGAGCTAATGGAGGTCGACCGTGGAAACCCCTGATAATATGTCTTATGTTAAGGAAAAGGGTGATGCCACAATGCATCTCAATCTATTGCCTGACGCATTGATCAAAAATATTTGTCTTCAAAAGGGCGACACGTCTGTGACCATTACCCTAGAGGCATTGTGGGATCTTCTACACCAACCGGTCAAGATGCAGTTTATTGCGGGAAATAGTATGAGGAAAGATGGATTGGATTAGTGTGACACAGAAAGAGCCGATGGTCGAAGGTGAATACCTGTGTTTTTTAACACCGCACCACCTAGCTGGGCAATATGATGTCTTACCATGGACCCCCGACCATGGCTGGAGTTCGACCGGCTGGGGAGAAGAACATAAAGTAACACATTGGATGCCTTTGCAACCCCCGCGTGGAGACGAATAATGGATTGGATTAGCATAAAGGATCAAAAGCCCCCCGTTTTCGAGCGCGTCTTGTGTTATGTGCCTCCTGGATATTCTGGTGACGACGTCATGCAGGTCCTAACCTATTATGAGCACAGTTATGAGGAAAACCGAAAAATGATGATCTTTCGCGGCATAGATAGGTCATGGACTGAGGATTGGATCACTCATTGGATGCCATTGCCCTCACCGCCTGCCGAAAACCATATCGGTGACACTAACAAAATGGTCGACAAGTCGGTCACAGCTGATATTTTAGAACGACTCGAAAAACTGGAGCAACGACCATATATTACTTTTTCTCCTCAGGAGGTAACCGAAGGGCGGGGCTTTCGGATTGACAACAAAACGGTCGACGCATGAGTGTGAGGACGGAAATTCTTTGGAATGCGATGGAGGATGGGTCGGAGGATCAGGCGAAGGCGATGCTTAAGGACTATGTTACCCAGCATGCATGCTTGATATGCCTAGGATGCCCCCCTAATGTGTCTGTGGCCAATTGCGACGCTTATTTTTATGCATCTGACAACGTGGAAGATGGACAGGATGGAGATCGCTATTTGGTTGTGGGATATGGCCCCAAGGGGTTCCTTCATCGCAAATGGGTAACCCCTCAGAGTTTTGACAAAGCAAAGGAGAGGTTCGATGGCGTTTAGCGATAAATGGCCTGTACGATATCCGAGCCTGTATGAGCGATACAATATTACTCCAGACGAGGCTAAGGACTTGTCGACTAAGATTTATTACCTTCGGTCTGTCGAGAAAAAGTCTTTCGCTAGGATCGCTTTGCAGTTAGATGTTCCCGAACCGCTTGTCAAGCTGTTGTGGAGAAGGATGAAATAATGGACTATCTCGACCTTCTAATTGAGCTGAGTTTCCACCGCGTTCCCTTCGATGAATGGCCCGAAGAACTTAAGGCTATAGGGGGCTTAAGTGAGGATTGCCTTGGACCCGTCATTCCACCAATGCCTATGCCGGAGGACAAGTAATGGGCATGTTTTGCGCCTGTGGCTCACGTAGAGGCGGTTTAATCGATGAAAAATGTACATGCGATTTTACTGGATGGTATGACATACACGATAGATTACCCGAAGTCCCTGGGCTTTATGAGGTACGGGTGCATTCCAATTCCGGAGATATTTACTATGACACTGCCGAATTCCTTACAGCGCCTCTTAGGCGAGAAAATGATGGTCCATTTGGAAATTTAGATCTCGAGTATGATTGGGGTTTTCCTTTCGACTCATGGGATTCGGACCATGTAAGGATGTGGCGACCGCTCCAAGACAAATAAATCCTTCAGATTGCTGTATTTTAGCGGCTTGTGATAGGTTTGGGTATCACAAGGGGGTGAGTTATGGATTGGATTCAGACTTTTACAGTAATGAGTGTTCTAGGCGGCATAATGTTTTATTTGATGGGTCGTGTCGATGGAGCACTCAATCGAATGGATCAGGACCTTAAGTCGCTGCACAATGACATGACAGCTGCTAATCAGCGCATAGATACTCTGTATCAGATGTTCGTGGACCTGCTCAAGGAAGGAAGAAGATGATGGGAATTTTATTTGGTGGTCTGACCGTGCTTTGGTTAATCCAGATGTGGGCAAGCAGATCTGAATGCGACGATTACAATCGCGTACCCTAGCCAGCAATGAATGGCGTGAACTTACGTCCTTTGCCTTTGGATTTTAGATATTCGCTATGTTGAACCTTCTCAACACCTTCGTTCAAGTTCTTGAATGCTCTATTGGCTGCGGCTGCATTGCCTGCTAGGCTCTCGCTAACTACTTCCAAATAATACTTTCGGAGCGTTGGGTTTTGCATCACTCTTTGGGTAAGCATTGCGGTTTGTGCTGTCGCTAAGGTAGCTCCAATAGCGCTTGCTGTCCCAAAGGGAAAGGCGGACCCTATTCCAAACAAAATGCCAGCAGGGCCGGCTAAGAGCGGATTCTTTACGTTGTTTTTCACGAAGTCTTTTATTTCTTCGCTAGCAGCTAGTCCCCTAGCGGATTCATTAGCCGTTCTATAGGCCTTTAGCCATTCCGGGGCATGCTGTTTACCATAATCGTTGATAGCCTCGTTAAGGGAATGGTCTATCTCGTTTAGGCCGGCGCGGACAAGCTTCTTATCACTCTTGGCGAGCTCTCTTAATGCTGGCTGCCTTCGAAGTTCATTAATGTTTCTTCTCGCTTCTATGAGGTCATCGAGAGCAATACCACCTGAAGCTGCCTTATCATATATTTGACGCAAGGGAGAAAGAATCTGTGCCTTGTTAGGGGTGTTGAATCCTTTTTCGAGCCTAGAAAGTTGGTCATCGAATCTATTCAATCCTTTCGAAAAATCTACGATGGCATTTTTGGGCTGAACCGCTTGAGCGTTTTTGTAAAGTTGTCCGGTGTGTTTCGCAGCGTTCCCCCTGGTGGCTAGGTCGATAAGAAGTGTCGCTCCTATTTTGGCTATTCCTTGTTCTCCTTCTGAGCCTTCTAACGCTTCGACGGCCTTTTTAGTGCCCTGACCTGCAATGGCTTGTCCGATAGGCACTAGCCATTTGTTAGCTTGTCGTTTGGGGTCGAACAGAGAGCCTATGTCGCCGAACAGTTCATGAAGCGTCTTCTCATCCTCGGATTGAGGTTCGAGTTGTTCCCCTGTAAGTTCCTTTGTGATCCCTCTAAGGTTCTCTGAGGTAGGGAATGTAGCACCGGGAATGTCTCTATTAACGAACTTACGGAAGATAGGCTCCTCTTTACCCGTGATCCCCTCAAAGGCAGATATAATTCCTGACTTGGCGAAGTCTAGAAGGTCACCGTATTTCCCCCCAAAAGCTTCAGCAGCTCGAACAGGTGCGGCTAGGGCCGTTCGTTTTGTAGGCGATAAGGTAGATTGATCCGGCTGTTCTTGATGAGCAGGAAATTCACCGAAGTCTAGACCACTATCGGATTCATTTTGCTCAGCTCGAGATTCTTCATTATAGATGTAGGCGGGAATAGCACCGAATTGGTTCATAACTTCTCGTATTTTCCTTGAGCTTCGGCTTTCGAAACGTTTTCGTTAGGTACGTTAACGAATTGACCCTCAGGTGTTAGCATCAGGGTGTGCCCCTGCGGAACACTTTTCTTGTACTTGGCGACCTCATTTTTATCGAATTTGACGGCTCTTTTGGTGAGCATAGCCAGTTCTTTCTTGGCCTTTTCTTGCCCTTGCTTCTGCTTCGCGTTGATTCCTTTGTAAAGCCGATCATAGTCGACGTTACGAACTCCGCCAGCTTTGTCAAACCCTTCCACGACAGCCTGAGCATTTGATTTATTCAAATCGTTGATAATCTGCATTTGTTCGAGGATAATTTCTCTACCTTCTTCGGTATTAGCCAGAGAGGGTAAGCGTTTCTTGAATTGCTCAATATCGAAGTTTGTTACTCTAGAGCCAAATGTGTCTTTGGCCGTGGTCAAAAAGTCCGCGACGGTTTTGGTGAAAAGTTGAGCTTCAGGGCTTGCCAAGGCGGGAACTCTAATATCCCCCGTCTGCCAATCTACGTTTAGGCGCTCGAATCCTTTAGGTAATGTACCGGTTTTATTTAGGTTAACGAGTTGACCAACACGGATTGATTCAGAATCTGCCGCCTTGGAGTCTTTAACGGCGTCTTGATAAATAGGAAGTTGAGACTTGTAGCGTTGTTCTCTTAGCTGAAAATCTTCCGTAGGAGTCAGTAAGCGCTGGTTCTTTTTAGGTTTCGGCTGAGGTTGTTCTCCTAACTCTGTAATTTCACCCTCGGGTCTTGGAATTTCCTCTTCCCCGACATCTTCATAGGGGACATTTCTAGATTGTTCTTTATGCCACGCCTTTAGGATTTCGGTTTTTCCTCCTTCGGTGGCCGAAGCGTATTGCTTTGCCCACGCATCCGGCATCCCCATTTGGAGGGCCTGTTGATAGATCAATTCTGGAGTATTGGCATGGTCAGCTCTGGCTTTCTGGCCTATCTTCTCAGACTCGAGATGCTGCTTATAGCCTTCTCTGAGGTTAGCCTTCACTTCGGGATCGCGAACGCCTTCGATTGCCTTGAACCAATCCATAGGGCTTGATTCCGCATTTAGGCCACTTAGGACGCGCTGGAGTTCTCCCTGCTGAGCTTGCTGCTTCCCATGGGCGTGGACTCCGCCTATGGCACTTGTAAGCAATCCTGATAGCGGGTTTGGGTCGGAAGGTAGTACAAACATTAGCGACCTCCTTGAAGTCCTTGAAGCCCGGGTGTATAGCCAGTTTGCTGCAGAGGGTTGGCTGATCCATACCGTTGAAGCAGATTTTGCACCGTCTGGCCCCCGTATTGCTGGTTAGCCTGATCGAAGATGCCTGGTGTTCCCTGCTGAACGTAGGGCGTATTTTGCTTATTCAAGCCGACATTCGCATAATTATTCAACTGATTGATCGCGGATTCTCTTAGTCTGGCTCTTTGAGTAGAAAGGTCTCCTGAGAGTTGGCGTCCCGCCTGTGCAAGTGCCAGATTTAAGCTTCCTGATCCCTTCTCTTGGCCTCCAAGAAATCGATCTAACAAGAAAGGCACCGTCTGTTCCTGGAATTGCTCCTGATAAGGGCGCTCGAAGTCTTCAAAAGCACCTGGCTCATTGCTTAAAATCTGCTGGAGATAATCGAACACAGACGGAGTGAGGTTTTGAGCGCCCTGGAGAGCCTGTCCCTGGAATTGTTGTTGCTCAGGTGTGTAAGGATTGTAGTTTTTGAGTTTTGTTTTCTTGCCTTTACCACCCCCAAAGAGTCCGACGAGACCCCCTAATCCTGCCCCTACAGCCGTTCCTACTGGTCCTCCTGCCATACCGAGTCCAGCCCCTGCTAGAGCTCCGCTTGCTGCATTCCCTAAATCAACCATATCACACCTTCACATACTCTAGGACAAGATAACCTGAGACCACATTAGGGCTCGCTGCCCCTACATTGATTGTATACGTTGTCGTAGTTACGATCACTTCAATATTCGCATTAGCCGTGACACTCGCGTGCGGGATCGGTCGGAAGTCGGGGACGTTCGTGACAACTGTACCATAAATATTCGTGCAGTACTTGATTGTGGTAATACCTGTAGGGATGGGGCCCGAAGTGCCACCTGCTGCGATTGCTCCAACGGTAAAAACTTTCCTAAATACCGGAGATCCATCGACCCAGGTCTGTCCAGACTGAAACTCAGCAGACTGATAAAGTCCATTCTGTCTAACATTAACGGCATTAGCAACAGAAGTATAGACACCGCTGAGGAATAGGCGAAATTGTTCGTCATCCTGCACCTGGTGATTTCGAAATGTCGGAAGGAAGCCTACATCTAGTGGCACTACCATTTAGCTAAATCCTCCCAACGGAGTAAAATAGAGGATGATTGCATGCAGTACGACATTAGATTGATTAATAGCAGGAGTACGCATCTGTGCATCGCTCATACTTAGCAAAATCTGAGCAGTTGACCCGTAGCCGTCTACGTAGAACCGTTTCCATATTTGATCCCCAAACTTCTGAAAGGAGTAGAAGGGTAGCGGACTTAACGGGTATTGTCCTGATTCTGGCCGTGTTGTTACAATCGGGACACCTCTGGACGTTCCTGGCGTAGAGACTTCAAGGTCATTAGTATCGGAGAAGTCCGAGAAGAAACCTACGGTTAACTCTCCATCAGAAGTGCGGTCAAAGAGGAATTCGAGCTTGGACGCCATGTAGCGTCTTCCGTCTTGCCAGAATGGCGTGAATTGTTTCGTCGCAATCGTCACGTTAAGGACGACGGTGATGACCCCTCCGCCGGTGTATGAACCGGTGATGTCCGCAAAAGGCATGTCGATTGTGAATGTGTTGGCTGTAGGTTCGCCGACAATCTGGTAAGTGAAACCATTGAGGCCGTTTTTGCCTGCCGCTGGCGCGATTCCTAAAGCTCCCGTAACGATTACGTACTGTCCTTCGAAAAGACCATGCTGCCAGCTCTGAATCGTCGTGTAAACTGGCGTAGTAGCGGCTGCGCTAAGAGCCTGTACCATCAAGGATGGGTCGCCGTAAGTGGAATCGTCGTAGACCTCAACAAATCCCTGTTGGTTACCATAGCAAATGGCGGGAAAGGCCGCCTGTGTATACCCAGAATCCCAAGGCACCGTCCATTCGTCCCACGTTTTATAGGGCAACGTATCCCAGGTATATCCTGTCACAGATTGGTAATATCCGATGGCAGTTGCCTGATCCTGCCAGAAGCTGAATGTGTTGTTGCGGTAGTTGTAGATCAGCATCGTATTCGGAAAGAATTTCTTCGTTCCATCGGATGTGTTAGCAGGATTGCCCCCAGGATATGCCCAGTAAACGGATTCTAGGAAAAAATCTCTAATGCCAGAAATTCGTTGTGGACCGTCCCCGCTGTTGTGGACTTCGAATACCACACTTGGTATGACTGCATCGATTCTGGACATTTCAAAACCGTTACAGGTGTGAACCCCCACATTACCGAAGGTAAGTAGACCGTTGTCGAATTCCACTGGGCTAAATGTTGCCTCGGCTCCAAGCTCATTGTTGATCCTCTGCCAAAAAAACGGTTTAGCGTCGTTGCCAGTGGGAACCAAGTTCCATGTGGAATTCTCGAATTCTACAATCAATTGGTCCTTGATGAAGCCACAACCGACGATCGAGTCGAGGGTATCGGCATCGGCGAAGTTACCTCGCGCAGCGATGTCTTCTCTCCAGCCATTTACCAGGGCATCATTTGATACCAAAACCGATTCCCCGGCGAGTCTTTCGGACCATCTCGCCCGCTGTTTAAAGTTGACGGTGTCGCTTAGATTAGGATTAGTGCCTTCAAAGGTGTTGAGAGCCACGAATCTTCCCTGGTAAGGAACAACAATAAGCGCTCCCTCAAGAAATGTCGCAGAATTGAGAATTGGGTTGTAGTTGGTCCATGTCGTTCCATTCCAATAGCGAATCCCATCGCCAGAGATGTTACGATTAGGGGTTACAAGAACGCCTGAGGTTGCAGCAGCTCCTGCGAATGCGCTTGAGTCAATGTTGGTCGTAATTACGTTACCGGCTACAAGTGTGACAAGGCCTATCGCTCCATTGAAGCTCGGATTGTCTGCGTTATTGAGGTAGACAGTATCACCCGCCACGATAATAGGAGCTAGCGCAGTCGTTGTGACCACCATATTAACCGCTTTTGTAGCTGCGGTAATGGTATAGCCTTGGAGGCCTGGCACATCGTTTGTGGCCCAAAACAGATTGTTGTGGTTGGCATCTTGCTGATAATTCGTCGTCCAAAACTGCTGTGAATCCGTTCCCGACCAGGTTGTGACGAGTGTTGAAGGCAATTCTTCGAAGAGTTGCGTGCCATTGTTGTATTCGTAGGCAAAGGTGGTATCGAACCAGATCGTCATTTCTTGGTTGATTGTGGCAGCGATTTCCTTGGTCCTAACCCCCATGACAGGCAGACCAGGATAGTATCCAAAAGTCACGGTGGTGGCAGTCCCAGGCGCAACAGTTGTGGTTAAATCTGCGACTCCTGTGGCGTAGTTAATTGTGCCAGAATTTCCGAAAGTCGCCGAGGTGAGTGTGGAATTGCCTTGGTCAGTGAAGACAACAGCACCCGACGTTATAACCACAGTGCCAGGCACTAGAGACGCATTGGTGCCCAGGGATAGTAAAGAGATGATATTGAAGGACCATGGACTAGCGCCGCTATTACCAAGGGATTGAGCCGTTAGATTGCGTCTAAGTCTTCCTAGGTTGGAATATCCATCTTTGCGTTCAACCCGTCCCCTAAACACGAATGCGTTGACAAGGTTAGGAAACGCTTGATCGGGGATCATGAACGGCTTCAGATCCTGCTTTACGCCGATGTCATAAGGTCCGATCAGGATGGGTTGCATTAGGTAGATCCTATGGCTAAGAAGTAAGTGGAAACGTTGGTAAGTGACCCCCCCGAGCCATTTACAGCGGACAGGGTGAATCCGGATGCATTGGCAGAAATGGCATTGACGATGACGGCTCCCGTATTGTTGGCGTTGACCATCACGGACCAAACCGACCCCGTAAAAATTATGGGAAAGCTGATCGTTCCTCCGTCATTAGCCACTTGGAAACCCCATTGTATTAAAAGCCCACCTGCAAGGTAAGTATACCCTGAAGCGGCATTCAAAACTGCGCTACTTGTCAGCTGAGTAGGGGTGCCATTGTTGTCGAAAAATAATTGAGACTGACCGGATACTGACTTAGCGAAAAGAACACTACTTGCTCCTGCGAAACCAGGAGTACCTGCAAGGTTGTTGAAAGTCACTTGCGCATGGGTTCCCACGTTCGCTGTTCCTGTCGTGGTGGGAAATTCATGGTCTCTGGCTCCCCATACGGCTAGATACTGAGAATTATCCGTCATTAGAGGTCTATCCTGAGCTGGCTGGTGAGTCCCTGTCGGTAGGTTAGCGGTGTATGTGAATACCATTTATGCCTCTTTAACTTTGAGTGAAAATAAGTTTCTATTTGCATCTACACGCGCTCGCGCGATCTGGCAATACTCAGCTTCTTTTTCGATGCCTATGGCTTCATATCCTAGGCGTGTTGCGGCGACTATCGTTGTGCCTGAGCCAGCGAAGGGATCGAGCAGAATACCGCCTTTAGGTGGCATCACAAGCTTGATGAGGTATTCCATCAGGGCTAGAGGTTTGACAGTTGGGTGGTGGTTCTTCATACAAATGGATCTTTTATTACCTGATCCAGTTAACATTTCTCCACCGCCTAGAGTTCTTTTTCCTGTGATCTCTGGTAACTCCTCCAAACCCTGATTCCGTTCACTGCTAGAAGCTTTGGCTACGTAGAAAAAGCGCGAGGCACCCCCGGAGTCATTATGTCCCTTTAAGGTCTTTACATAGTTTTTGTGTGCAGCTCGCTGATAGCCTTCATGGACTTTCGAGGAACCCCATGAATCAGTCATATTTTTTTTACTCTTGCTTTGCCCACTCTGCTGATCGAGCATTTCGGCTGCCTCTTCGTCCAGGATTAAGTTCGCTGGCCAGCGGCCCATATTCGTGTCGAATTTTTTAGATGGATCATCTGGGCCAAATGAGCCCAAACAATTGGTTCCCTTTTTTTGGCTCAGCGATGCCGGTACTCTACGTATTGTTCCTATCCTACACTCATCAATATTAATCCCAGCCACACCCCACTTCTCTGCGTTCTGTGCGAAGGTTCCATCGAGTGGTTTCATTGCAACGATGATTGGTTCCCAGGCGGGTTTAAGTGCTGAGCCATAACCTTGCCAGTCTTCACCTAGTTGCTTACCGAAATTATGACTTTTAGGGAATCCCGAACCGTAAAGCCACGAAACGCAATCCCTTACTTCCCATCCTGCGTCCTCGATAGAGCATGCTAGGCGATGGAAGGTGCGAGTGCCACCGAAGGCTAGAAGATGGGAACCCGGCTTGGCTATTCTGAGTGCTTCTTGCCAGATTTCCTGCATGGGAAGGCCTGAATCCCACTTCTTGCCCATGAAACCTAGACCATATGGAGGATCAGTGACGATAGCGTCGATGCTATTGTCGTGCATGGTTTGCATATAATCTAGGCAATCGGCGTTGTGTATCACTTTTCCTTAAAAGTTGTTAAACCAGTTATTTCCCTGCCCATAATTCAGCTGATCGGTATAGATCGTGGCAGCTCGCTCGTTATTTTGCTCTACGATGGTCCTACGAAGAACTAGGCGCATTTGCTTGTCGTAGAAAGGATACAGCTTTGCGACGGTGTCCCAATCGCCTCTATCTTCGAGGAGTTTGAGTGATGCCCCCCAGGCTGCAAGCTGCCACCACTGTTTGAGTTGTGGCGTATCTGTGCTGCTAACAAAGCCTCTCGCAATTGGGTTAGAACCTCCGACGGTATATGGATTGGGCGGCGAGTCGAGTACTGGGTCATTTGTTCCTGCTCCAATAGGCGGCGTGTATGTTTGTCCAATAGGCGGGTTGTAAAGAGCTCCGGTAATAGCTGCGATGGGATTGATATAGGCTTGGATGTTGACGATGTAGGCAGCGTTAGGAATAGGTCTAAGGTAAATAGTGTCGGCGTAGAAGAGCATCGCAACAGGCCTAGAAGGAACGTAAGGCACAAATTGCACCTGAATAGTTGCCGTGTTAGGCAATGGAGCTAGAAAGTTCAGCGAGATAACGCCAGTGGTGTAATTAATAGTGGAACCCGCGGCGATTCCATTGCCTTGAAAAACGCCCGTTGTCGTATTGGTTGGGGTATCTGTTCCTGTCGCTATGCCTAATCCTGTAGCACTATCTATCGCGCATACCACTGTATTGCTCTGTAAAACACCGCCTGGTGGAATTCCTCCCGGAAGCTGAAGTGTGAAAGTGTAAGGTCCTAGAATCCCACTTCCAGAAGGACCTGTAAAGGACAGTCCCAGCCTCGGATAGAGCATGTAGAAGTTATCTTGCGACTGCGTAAAGAAACTTTGGTACCCGTTGATGTAAACTGGAGGTTCGATTGTGATGATTGTATCAGTTGGAAGCCTGTAGGTTTCCTGCATGGGGATCGTGGCAAACGAATAGTTGGACAGGCAGTTCTTTAGGCGTAGCTCTTGAGGCATATCATAGAGATACCAGGTATTGATATACTGCACAATCTGGTCATCACTGATCATGTTTGGAGAAGGCGACTTGGTAATCAACCTCACCTTCGTTATGATGTCTCCGAGCGTATTCGGCAGTCCTGGTGCTACTGTAGGAGGGTATGACATTTCATTCCTTTAAGCAATGTTATCCAGGGCAGTCCCTGTGATCCAAACAGCTTGGGCATTTGTAAAGCCAGAAGCGGTGTAAGCGGTAAATGTAGGTGCCACAAATGGGTCTAATCCAGTGGTGTCCAAGTGTGTCGTAAAAGTGGTCGGACCAGTGACTACAATGGTGCTCTGTTCATTCAATGACATTCCGTAGGTCGCCGGAACAATGATTTGAACAGTATAGCCACTGGACCAACCGTGTGGAGCTGATGTTGTTACGTCGGCATTTAACGCATTCGTCACGTTGGAAACGAGATTGCTTACCGGCTGGAAGTCCGACAGAATCGGAGTCATATTAGCCGCGCCAGGTGAAAAATCTGTTATTTGCCCAGGCATTATTTCTTTCTTAGTCCCTTTAGAGTCTCTGCGAGAACGGCTCGCTTGCGCAGGGTTGGATTCTTGCTATGCTCAGCTTTCTTGAGTTTAGATTCGGGGATCTTTTTCCCTTGTTTAACTCCAAGTTCCTTATGGAGCGCGCCAGGATGCTTTATAGCTCCCGCGATCCAATTCTTTTTGCCTTCAGACATTATTGAAACTCCATGCTCGAAAATCCAAATCGTCGATTCTTCTTACCCATGCCCACAATCGGGTTGCCCATGCTATCAAGAAGATGCGAGTTGGTTGGATAGAAGGTGCCAGATCCTTGAAATTCATTCTCGAATCGCTTCGCCACATACTTAGGAACGGTATATGTTTGACCATCGAAAAACTCATATTTTGTCGGGTTTTCTCCGTTGAAGGCCATTGCGGTGAAGGTAACCGTTCCCCCGAGAGGCTCGTAGCAGCGGAATACTCCGGTGACCATTTGGCCATCTTTTTCCGCGAGATAATCAAGGTAAGCTTTTTTTTCCTCTCTCGTCAAGGTCTGACAAAAGTTTTTTTTATCTTTTCCTTGAAGTGTCTCGATTTTGCTGAATAGTTGCCCGTAATCTTGGGCAGATGGTGCTGAATTTTGTGTTGTTTGCATCTCTTTCGTCTCCTCTAAGATTTGCTTTTTGGGTCTTGCCATATTACTCCTTTAAAAAGGACGGGGTCATCGACCCCGCCCAATGGAGAATCAGTTCTAAGATGTTTGCAACTGCTCTGCTTTCCAAGCTCGCCAGTAGATCAAATCACCGTTGATACCCGCCGGGCTATTAGCCCCAGCCGCCAGGTACATTCCTCGGATTGCTGTGTTCCTGGTCGCTCCATCTAACACGTCTTGGTTGCCCAATGGATTAGATGCAGGATTTGGTCCATCGCCAAACGGCACAGCGCTAGGCAAGGTATGAGGCGTAGCAGCTGTTGCAGTTAGGGGGAATGCAAACGCAGTGAACGCGCTGGAATCAATATCCACGGTCACTGTGTTATTGGTTGTGTTAATCGCAGTGATTAAGCCACGTAGACCGCTAATCTGGGTCATTCCATACATCGCTGGAACTACACCAAAGACGATGCGCTGACCGACGGTTAGATTGTGTGTCACAGAGAAGGTCACAACAGCTGAAGTAGCCTGCGTGATCGCTGTGATGAACAATCTGCGTGGATAGTACATCGGTTGGTTTTTAATGACCCTATAGGTGACAGCGGTACCGTTAACAGCACCAGCAGGTCCGTAAGGAATCCTGAAAGAGGTGTTAGCCGTTACCTGGTCTACTGTGAACTGATAACCGCTTAGTTGCAGGGCACCGGTTACGTTATAAACCTCTACAATGTCTCCGTCAACGAGGGTACCTGTACCCGCAGTTGTGAAGATCTTTGTAGCTGCTGTGTAGGTGGTACCTGTCAAAGCAGGTCCAGGAGTTTGAGGATCGGCGGTATTCAGAAGAGTGAATCCACCAGAGGTGAGGTCACTGATTGTTAGAACACCAGCAGCATCCGTAGCTTCCTGAATTCCGGTATCAGCAGCCATACCACGCTGCCAACGGAATTTAACACCTGAGCCGTTCACGTTTGTCGCAATCTTCGTCCAGTTGTCGACTTCAAAGAAGTCCACATCGCAGGGAAGATTGACCGAGTGCGCGGTTCCGTCACTAGTGAAGGAACCCTGTACATAATGATCTAAAACAGACATGAAATACCTCCTTATGGTCTTTGCGTCATGCGTAGGTTAATAACCCAGGCGTCGTTTGTGATACGAGGCACTTCAGCCATTTTCCAACCACAAGATGCGTTGAGAGCCAGCGGTCCATCATAGATAGGTGGGCGATAGATAAACTGTGCAGAGTATCCATCCTGCTCGATGCAGGCGTATGCCTCCATACCTACGCAGAACATGTTGTAAACGTTTGCCCCAAGTGCCGAAGCATTTGGTGTAACGCTACCAATCGAGCTGAGCAAGATACGCAGGTTCGATACAGAACCCCACTCAGGGCGCAAAACAGTAGCCTGATACGGATATTGAGCTTTGGCGATGAAACCAGAGATGTTCTCAATAGACCGGATCAAGTCTGTCGAACCCAGAGCAAAGTAAGCATCCCTTACAGGAGCTGTACCGAACTTGTCATCACCTTCGATATTGTCTTCGATGGTGTAAGCATTATTGCCTGCTAGTGTTTGGATAACATTATCCACGTCACTACGGTTTGGTTCTGTGGGGTTGTCCCCGTTAGAACCACCTGTGCAGTTGATGAACGATGCGGTCGATGCAAGCATGTTACGCGTAAGTTCGTCTTCTGTCTGTCTTAAGCTCACACCCAAACGTTGTGCAGCCTCATTGAGGACCGGATCTTGGTTTTGGAGAGTGACTTGCTCATTGAGATAGATGTACGTTCCATAAAAGTCCATCTTCGCGTCGATGTCTACGGCCGTCAATTGCTGTGGAGGCGGTGTGATGCCGCTGTTGCCCAGTGGTACCGTAGCAGTAGCCAAAGGGTTGTATCTCCTCATGCGCAAAGTAGTACCACCATTTCGTGGCATTGCTTTCAGCATGGCGGGGATCTTGTGGATAAGATAAGGAACTGGGACAGACAGTAGCTTAAAGGAAAACGACTGCTGTACCGGTGCTGGAAGCACACTGGAAGTCGTGATCATGCGTAAACCTCATTGGTCTACGCGCCTTTGCGAGCTGCGGCCATTTCCGCCAGGAGATGCTTTTTGAGCTCGGGTGTGAGGCCATTCACGAATAGGTTAGCTTCTGCAAGCGGACCCTGCTTTCTTACCGCCTGAACGGACATAGGCTTTTTGCTGTTTTCTTCAGCTTTGAGCTTATCTGGAAGTGTTTGTTTCATCCTGTACCATTCAGAGGCTTTGATTGCTTCGTAGGTGGCTGTACCTTGCTCATAGGGATCTTCTTTAAGTGAGGCTAAAGCTTTAGCAAGGGCGCGATTGTTAGTTGCTAAATATTTAACGCTCTCTTCGTTCACAACCTCGTGGTAGTCAGGAAAGTCACGTTTAAGAGTCCTTTCGACATCATTAAGGTTTGGCTGGGATCGTTGAGCTACTTGCTGTTTTAAAGCCTGAATCTCACGATATAACTTCCTTTCTGAGTCGGTTAAGAGCTCTTCCTCGGGATCTGGCTGCGCGGGCGCTTGTTGTTGCCTGCGTAGATGTTCCAATTCCTGAGCCATCAACATTTGCTGATGTTGTGCTAGCTCCAGCTTACGTTGTTGTTCATCGATTCGAGCCCGAGCCATCTTCCAGTTTTTATCCTGTAGGTCCTCTACGGGAGATTCTGAAGAATCCTCGGCACTTAGCGCTTGTTCCTGTTCAGGTGGGATGACTTCCTGATTAACATCCAAAATATCAGAAACTTCGCTCATATTTTCCCCTAGTTGGCGAGTCTAGATACAGCCTACGACATCCGCTGTCGTCGCGTAATTTCATGCTAACGTAAAGTATTTATTTTAGGAAGTTTTACTTTTCGGGTAAGTGCTTTTAGTGATAGTTTGAAGGGGTCGTAGCGCGACCGCAATGGCCTAGTCGTAAATGAGCCCCCTGCCTTTGATGCTAGCGCAGGGTTAACATTGGCAAGCATAGGCAGCCCGCAGCCTGGTAGCTCCAAAAGCGGGCAATTTTATTGGAGAAAATCGAAAATGGGCATCAAGGAAGACGACTACAATAGATGCTGGCTAATAATCGAGGACGTGGGCAACGTTCCCGTTTCCTATTGGAATGCGATGCCTCTTCCGGATCACATCAAACTAGCATTAGAAACCATCTCTAAATATGCCTGGAGAGATGTCTCGGCTCAGCAAGCTTTCTGCGATGCCCATCAGCATTTCGGCGAGATCGATAATTAGGCCCTGTGGTGTAATGGTTAGCACACTTCACTTTCTATGAGAGAGCGTCGGTTCGAATCCGGCCAGGGTCAAAAATGGTATTGAATGGCTTGGATTTATTTAGCGGAATCGGAGGACTTAGTCTCGCACTCAGTGAATGGGTCCGACCAATCGCCTATTGCGAAATCGACTCCTACTGTCAAGGAGTGCTCCTGTCTAGACAGTCCGTGGGACATATTTCATCCGCTCCTATCTGGGACGATATACGGACGTTCCCTGACATATTTCAACCCGGATTCATTGATATCATCTTCGGCGGATTCCCATGCCAGGACATCAGCGTTGCAGGCAGTGGACAGGGCTTGGCAGGAGAGCGAAGCGGGCTTTTTTTTGAGATCATTCGACTTGTCCGAGAAATACAGCCACCCTTTATTTTCCTGGAAAACGTCCCGGCAATCAGAACCCGAGGACTTGATACCGTGCTCAAAGAATTTGCCAAAGCACGGTATGATTGTCGATGGACGATGCTATCAGCTGCGGATGTCGGAGCTCCCCATAAAAGAGAACGATGGTTTTTGTTGGCAAGACGAAGACCAGATTCAGCGGAAATTCATTCCCACCCCGATGGCGAACAATCTCCCCAGATCAAAGAAAGCGAAAGAAGTTCACTCGTCCGGTCCGAGATTGGTGGATTACGTGAGAATGTGGGCCACACCAACAGCAAGGGATTGGAGGGTGGGAAAGAGCAACAATGCGAGGAACTCAAGGCCATTGAGCGAAGTGATTGGTGGTCAGCTGAGCCCGATGTGGGTAGAGTGGTTAATGGGCTTCCCCATAGGGTGGACAGAATTAGAGGCCTGGGCAATTCCGTGGTTCCTAAGCAGGCGAAAGAAGCGTTTAAAAGATTAATGGGACTGTAAACATTCATCGCACCGAGTCTTAGCCCATCCATGGGGATAATGAGTTGCGGGCTTGCCGCAGACTTCGCAGGTATAAGCACTTTTGACTTCCGCGTCACAAATAGCGTCATCCATTTCATCTGTCGACGTAGACATATAGAAGCAGAGAATGCCCCACTTTTCTTTGACCTGTTCCGCGCATGGAACAGATTCGTTATCAATATCGAAATCCTCCATGAACGGAACGATCATCTCTTCGAGTTTGGCACTCAATTCATTGATAATGTCGAACCATCCATCGCCGCATTCGAATGCGAAGCTATAACCTAATTCTACGGCTCTTCGATAAAGATAGGGATATTTTTCCGTTAGAATCTTGGAGTTCTCGCGATTCAAATCAGCGTCCCTTTCAGAAAGCAGCGACAGAAGTAGGAAAGTTCTTCCTCGTTCTTTTCTGGGATAAAGGCCGGATGGGCCATCATATGGGTCGTTTCGATATCTGGGATGCACCAAACAAAGCGTAGATCTTCGGCTTTGGGGTCATACCAATACAGGGAAAGGTCATAGGAAGGGCTAGGACGGGTCTGGCGGTAGTAAAATTGAGTCCGAATGACATTGGCAAGGTGGCGCTCTTTACGGAGCTGTACGCAAACGTAGAAAGGCTTCTCTTTGCCTAACGCCTGCTCCCCTCGCCTAGCGCAATCGATGAGGCTATTTACGTAGCCCTTGGTCATTTCTTTCTGAGTGTCAACGACAGGCTGTTGACCATCATAAACCTCGGCCAACCGCTGACAGGCGGCCCCTATTGTTTCGATTGGCTCATTGTCCTTCGTTTCCATCATCGCTTGCTTTGCCTTTGTATATCTATGCCGATGTCCTTTCGACTGCCGATTTCACGAGTGTAATCTTTTTCCGCGTCGGCCTTCGGTTGCTTATACTCTAAGACCTGGTTAGAAGCATGCTTCTTTCTCAAGGTCCTTTCCAACAACTTCTCAGCCTTTCTAGGTCTCGGCATAGTGGGCATTACTTACCTATGGCTCTCTTGCGAGGCTTATCCTGCAATTTCATCTCTTTTTTCATAGACTTGCTTTCGGGCATCTTCTTGGCATAGTCTTTCTCCATATCCGCGACGACGTCTGTTTTAGACTGCTTGGCGTCCTTATGAGCACTCTTCTTCATCAGCTTCTTGCCAAGAGTATTGGTTCCCTTGGGAGCCTTGGGGGCATGGATCATTAAAATAACTCCTTTCGATTCTTACGCCGCTGAAAGTAAGTAATTCCTCAATTACCCTCGAGCCCTCCGACGCCCTAGATATCGTAACATAATCCCCTTTGGATATGTCGCGAGACCCGTCATCAAGCTGTTGGATAACTGAGGGATCTACCCACTCGTCATGCATTAATACATTCCGCGATCTAGATTTTTGCGCTTTTTGCCACTTTCTTGCTTAGCATCGCCTTCGAGACGCATCATGGTATCGTCTAACTCTGGCATGTTATAGCTATATCCGTTGGATGGATATTGTTCCATAACAACTTCGGTAGGCATATTGGCATGCTTTCCCTGACCCATTCTGTGGCCTTCTTCTTCCGAGGTTCCCCCCATAAACTTTTTCATCTTACAACTCCTAGTTGCTTTTTTCGGCTACGGCCTGCGCGGCGGTTGCTTCACTGGCTTCGCCTTTCATTTGTTCTCGTTCTGACCGATTTCGGTGGCTCTCTTCAATCGTATGCAAGAGCCCCATTAAATCGACAATAGATTTTTCATCCATGGCTTCTAATTCCTTCAGGGCCTTGAGTTCATTATAGACGCTCATGGCTCTCTGATTTTCCGCTTCTGCTAAGCGCTCTACAGCCAATGCCCTGTTCTCCTGAACACGAGCTACACGCTCTATGCCTAGGCCTTCGTTAGCTGTGCTCTGTGCCTGTAAGTTTTTAATCTGAGCCTGCTGTAGGGCCATAGCCATTTGATGCTGTTCCTGGGCCATTTGTGAGGATTGCTCGGATCTGGCTTGCGTCTTCTCAACAAGCTCGCGCTTATTCTGTAGAGTTGCGGATTCAAGGAGGTCTTCGGGTGTGATCATGTCCCCGAGCACTTCCCGCAGTTGCAACATCTGAGCAAAATTCATCTGACGCTGCGTTGTCGTATCCAAACCTTCTTCTACGGCGCAATCATACTCTGCAAACACCTTGCTATAGAATTCAGGGGCAGGTTCTTCTCCGATAATCCTTCGTATCTTTCCAGGCGTATAGTTAGCCTGCATAAGTTCCATCTTGATTTCGCCGCATACCTTTTGGGTAAAGTCGGCTTGATCGAATAGGATTTGGAGGGTTGTCAATCCCGCGCCCTGACGCAACATAGAGAGGATGCCGGCTTTCTCATCGGTCGCAGATCCTAACAGCTCTTCGTTAACCCCAGAAATCTCCATGATCTCACGGCCCATGATCTCACTGAGCTGGAACATGCTTGAAGGTATCGCGGGAGCCGAAATAAATTCGACATCGGTCATTTCCGCTTCTTTCTTCAAAGCGAATTGGCGACCCTGGCCCTGCATGAAAACACTCTTAGGGTCAACTAAAGAGTCCTCTTTGTATTTGACTCCTGAATTGATCTGGCTTTCAAGGATATCCAATTCAATGATTTTGCGCCTATTGTAGAGGTATTGCGCATCACGAAGACCCCTCACCACACCCTGACAGCGGTATGGAAAATACGGTATTTGTGGTGAATAATATCCGAGCATCGCAGCGAATGGATAGCGATCAATGCCCATGGGATTGCGTCCATGATACATCGTGCGACCATTTACCATAATCGCGAGTTTTACCGTCGGAATGATTTGATCAATGACTTTAATTTGAGGATGGCTCCTCGCAAACATTGACATGCTTTCTTCATCATATTTCCACTCCAAAGTTTCTCCGGACTCTACATCAACCAGAAGTTTTCTGGAGCGATAATCCAGGTAGAAAAATTCATCATAAGAAAGAAGATCCTGCATAGCATAGTTGTAAGCCTCGGGTTGAAACTGAAACTTGCCGTCACGCCATCCACGGGCATACATTGAATTGATTAGGTCTTTCTGGTCAGGGAGAATTGATTTAAGCTCGATCTTAGAAAGCCACTTACGAGTCCATATGAAGCGGCAATCGCTGAGGTCGTGCTTTTTGAAGAATGGGTCGATTAGATATTCGTTGTAGGAGACGTTGTCACATTTGATATCCCCGTTAACCGGATCCTCTCTGTAGTCCATCCAAAAGGACAATAGGTTCATTCCAGTGTCAATCGCACCGCCTTCAAAAGCTTGTGAAAAGGTATCCGCAAAATTCATCCGACGGTCAGCGTCGATCATTAATTTAGAGAATTGATCTGCTCCGATTTCGCCCTTATTATGGACAGGCGTCACAACCGTGCTCTTACGGTGCTGTCGCTGATATCCGCCGATCATGTTTCTGATTCGGCGAATCCTATTGAAGTTAAATTGACGTCTTCTGAAAGCAGGAAGATTGCCGTAGATATCATTCCAAAGGGTTTGATCGCCCGCTACAAATCGGGAATCGATATCACTTTCCGACCAAAAAGATTGTTGGATCTGAATACTTGAGGCGTAATAGTACTCGATCATCTCATGAACGGTACGGTCATCCTGATCGTAGTACTGCGTGTCAATTTGAGGGAAAAGAGTCACGGCAAGCCATTTTATTTTTCCCCTAGACTACCTTATGGCTTACCCAGTGTAAAGAAATTACTTTGCTTCATTGGCCCATTGCTTTCGCTTCTTCGCAAATGCTAGGTCAATGGCCACCTCTCTCTTGGAATCCGCAGCAGCTTCCTTGAGACCTTTGGCCTTTTCAGACTTATAACGGCTCATTGCTCCTTTGGCCTCCTGCTTGGCTTCTGTAGCGAAAAGTGATTCCCTCTTGTGGACGATCTTTCGTGACTTAGATTTTTTCACCTCGAGCCTTTCTTGTAAATTGATTGGGTCTGGAATATTCAAAATCAACCAAATAGGGTTCGCCGATCTTTTTGTCATGTGAATATGTTTTCGGCCAAAATCGCGTATCACCATAAGGAATAGGTTGGCCGTCTTCATAGGTGAAACTTATCTCACAACGAACATAATTACAGTTACACTCGCTAAATGGAAGTTGGCATTCAAAGCATTCCTCAGGTCTGTCCTCTTCAATCGCATATTGGTGTAAAAAGTTGTTTTTTGCCAATGCGTTGCAGGTCCTTTTATGATGAAACTGAAAATCAGCGATAGAGGAAGTCCCTATCCAATCCTCTCCATTGAATTCGGAGTAGATTATTTCCTCACCGCATTCGAGGCATTTGATCTTTTGAAATCCCTTAAGAGTCATAATTTTGACCATGTCCTTACGTCCATGCCTTTGTGCGTCAGGTCGGGATATTTATGTTTTAGGCATTCGGTAAGAGTGTCAAGTTCAACCGAAGTGAGAGTTTCTACCATTGGGTAACCCTTTAGATGATCGTGCAAATTGACGATATTTGTGACCGTCTTCCATGAATTTCTCACCTTATAGATCGTCAAGAAATACTGTAGTTCCTTGGCTAGCCGCTCTTGGGAAGTATTGCGTAAAACATCTTTGCCGTAGAGTTTTCCGTCCGGATAATTTACGGTGGCATCTTCGAGCCCCCTATAGAGTGAGTCCATTACCACATCCTCTCGTCGAAAAATTTACCATGTCCCGCATGATAGTCAGGGATGATCCCGGCATCACGTTTATGCTGCTCAATATCTTCGGCGGTCCAACGGGGCCCTTCTTTTTTGAACCAGTGTGTATATAGAGCATAACGGCAGGCATCCATGGCATGATCGTTTTCCTTCAAGGGTTTGTCCTCTCCTCTCGATGACGCTTTAGGATCCCAACGATAAGTGGAAAATTCTTCGAGCGTCTTCGTACAGTTGCCACATACCTTAAATGTGCCATTGCTGAGGCATATTGAAGTATAACGTATACCGTCGAGAACGTCATTGTCTGCGTCAATAAGGCCACTAAATCCCTGGCGTTGAAGTTCAACTTTGAACGATGCAGCAGAAGGGTCAATGTAGATAGCTCTAACATTGTGACCCGCGATGAATTTTTTGAGGTCTTCGGCGTACTCCGTGTCAGTTTTTTGACGGAGCGTCTTCCTAGAATCGTAGTAATATTCTTTCTGGAGCCATCGGTTCGGATAAGTACGTTCGGAATAGCCGATGAGCGAGAAGGCGCAGGGATTAGTCGTTCCATAATCCACACCCACAACATAGTAATCAGCAGCGCCGGGAAGAGCGTCAATGACATGCAAGTTTCGATCGAAAAAATCATAGACTGTACCTTCGGCAAGGACCCATTTTCCCTCTATGTATCTCTCATACCATAATCCCTGATATTCCCTTTTGATGCTATCTTTAAAGGACTTATCTAATGAGGGATTATCGTCCAAGACGAAATCCCAGTGCTTGAGGTCAATCTCTCCTTTTCGATCGAGTAATTCCACTTTGACCCAGTGGAAGGGAGAGTCTGTGTTGGTAGATCCGAAAAACTTTGCTCCCGGGACCGACAATCGGGATTGGAGCATCTTAAACACATTATAGGGAATAACTGTGATCTCGTCGACATAGGCACCAGCGAGGGTGCTTCCTCGGATTTTATGTTCAGCGCGTTCATCATTAGCCCCTATCAAATGGATGGTGCGGTTGTAAAGATTGGCTTCCGCTCGTCCTAAAAAATACTGAAATCGGCTTCCTAGAATGTCTTTGAGAGGACCTAAGACGTTTCTCTTAATCGTACCCAGCGATTTTCCGACTATAGCAAAATCACCAGGCGGCCCCTTCAAGCAAAATTCATCGAAGCGAAGCAGAGAAGAAAACGTCTTGCCACTTCGCACCGCGCCAACCCATACATTTAGACGAGCGTCACTATCTTTAATGCTAATATCCTGTTTCTTGCTTATCTTCAAGTGCATCCGTTAATCCCCGATTCAGGCGTTTATCTTCATATAAAAGGTAAATCCACATCCTGGCAACCTTTTTCTTCTTTACTCTATCAACTAAATATTTGACTTGATAGAATGCAGAAAAACAGGAGCAAACGCCATGTCAGATGTTTTCAATGTCGGTGCAGACCCCCTCTCATACAGTGGTATAGCCCAGAATCCCCCTCCAATACTATCTTCACGAGACCCTACTTCAGCAGACATCGGCTATCCCGATGGTCAACAATGGACCAATACCTCAGCCGGCACAAACTGGTTTCTAGGTAGTGTGTTAGCTGGTGCCGCAACATGGAATCTAGCTGGAGCTGGCTCGTCAGGTGCTGTAATCAGCTTTACAGGCGATGCAGGCGGCGCAGAAGTGCCTGACGGGGGAGGTAACTTCAATCTACTCGGAACTCTTAACCAGATAACGACTACGGGTTCAGCTAATACAGAAACCTTATCTCTCTCGGCAACTCTTGTAGCTCCAGGTTCAATCACTTCCACAACATCCATTGCGGCAGGCACGACGCTTACATCAGTAGGAGCTACTACGCTAGCCACGACTGGAGCAAGCGTTAACACCTTTGGTAATGCAACAGGAGCGACCTCTGTTACATTGACATCCGGTTCTGGGGGCATCACACTGACAGCTACAAACGCAGCCCTTACAGAGAACTCTGGTACAGGAACGCTAGGCATTAGTACAGACGCAGCAGCGACAACGGTCAACGTTGCCACAGGAGCTGGGGCAAAGACTGCTACATTTGGTTCCACCAACACAACCTCCACTACAGCGATTCACTCCGGCAGCGGCGGTATCACAGCCGCTACTAGCACAAACGGCCCTGTAACAATAAGCAGCGGTACGGGAACCATCGGCATCAGCGCAGACGCAACAGCCACAACAGTCAATGTAGCAACAGGAGCCGGAGCCAAAACAGCGACCTTCGGCTCTACAGATACAACATCGACCACGGCCATTCATTCTGGAAGTACAGGTATCACCGTAGCGACTTCTACTAATGGTCCTGTAACTGTAACAAGTGGGACAGGAACCGTTGCCATTAGCGCCGATGCCGCAGCCACAACAGTCAACGTGGCAACCGGTGCAGGCGCGAAAACGGCCACGTTTGGTTCCACCAATTCGACCTCTACAACAGCCATCCACTCGGGATCGAGCGGTATTACGGTTGCTACCTCAACTAATGGTCCAATCGCTGTCACAAGCGGCACAGGAGCTCTTAGCATCTCCGATGACGCAGCAGCTACTACCGTTAAACTAGGCACAGGCGCAGCGGCCAAAACGGTGACTGTTGGATCTACAACCACAACCTCGTCCACGACAATCAATGGTGGTTCTAATGGCATTGTTATCGTCCCTACAGCTGGGAATATCTCAATTACTCCTGGGACTGGCTCTGTAGCCTCACCAACAGCCTCTATCACGATCAATGATCGTTTTGGCGTCGCAACCTTTACGGGATTCACAACAGCATCGGCGGGTACACAAGATTTCACGATCTCGAATACTACAGTGACTACTACGTCAGCGGTAGATGTGAGAGTCTCCAATCTAAACGCCTCTACAAATAACGCTCAAATGGGTGTCCTTGGTGTGACACAAGCCGCCAACTCCCTAATCATTCACACAAAGAACAACGGTGCAGGAGCTTTAGGTGCAGGCGACAACGTATTAATCACTTTCTGGATCTATAGCTAGGAGAACTGATGCCCTATTCTAACGCGGTAGTTTTCGAAGATCTAAGATCGCACGCAGCGGCTCCCGGAGCAACATATGTGGTTTGCGGTGCAGCATATACTAATCGCATCGTAGAAGTGGCGTTCATCAATAACACCAACGGAGACATCGTTGTGACCGATGACGCCTCCGTTAGTGTAGGCAAGTTTTATCTCACAGCAGGATCTTATAGAGTGGTAGACATCCGTACGAATTCCGCCAATCTAACAGATCTTACGGGCTCGCTTCATCTCCAATTTTATGTCAAAGATGGTACCACAGCGTCCACGACGGGAAATTTCTATATCGAGGCTATTAGCGTAAGGACTCTTCCATGAGCCAAGCAGGCTTTGTAAGCGTAGCTGGAGGGGGTGGAGCAACCACCTTCGTAGAAGATACAGGATCAGCGACTCCAGTAGCAGGAGTTCTTAATATCCTTGGGGGTGTAGGTTGCACGACAACTGGCTCGGGGAATACGGTTACGATTGACGTAAGCACCGTTGGATTTGACTGGGTAAACGTGACAGGTGCCAGCGCCCAGATGGTCAAGGAACACGGTTACGCTGCGAACAGCGCCGGATTGGTTACCCTGGCATTGCCACTTCCCGGAGGGACCCAGTTTGGAGATACCATCGCGGTTATGGGAGTCGGCGCAGGAGGATGGAAGGTAACCCAAGGAGCGGGCCAACAGATTATTATCGGCGCGGGCCAATCTACTTTAGGAGCCGCAGGATTTATTCAGGCTACAACTACAACTGATGCCATCGAATTAGTTTGCGGACCAGACAATCTTACCTGGCGCTGTGTAGTAGCTCCACAAGGTAACCCAACAGTATCATAAGGAAGGACTCTCATGGCTACAGCCAACGCAATCAATGCCAATAGCGCCGGGATCATAGCGTATGATGCCGCAGGAACCTTTTCAGGACGCACCATCACAGCCGGCAACACCGGTGTGGTAATCACCAATGGCAATGGCACCGGCGGCAACCCTACAATTAGCGTAGCAGGCCTAGGAATGCCCTGGACTGTCGTAACTGGCGCTAGCCAGGCAATGACTTCCAACAACGGTTATATCGCAAATAGAGCCGGCACAGTGGCATTCACATTGCCTACTACATCGGCAGTTGGAGACGTTATCATTGTTACGGGTATCAACACGGCAACAGGATGGTCTATAGCGTATACAACAAATCAACAGATCTTTTTCGGCGCAGCCACAGCAACTTTGACAACCGGATCTTTGGCCTCTACCGCGATAAGAGATAGCGTGACTCTTGTCTGTATGACGGCAAATCTCACCTGGAACGTGATAAATTCAGTAGGAAACATCACAGTAGCATAAGGATATCATGGTCACCAATAACGCAGCGAACAATCCTACGGGTGCATCAGGTACTGTTCTTCAAGGCCAGGGCGTAGGAACAGCTTCCGCCTTCTCGACAGCCACCTATCCAGCTACAGCTACAGGGACAGGCACAATTCTTCGAGCCGATGGCACAAACTGGGCAGCGACTACAAGCACCTACCCAAACACCAACGCAGTAAATACATTGCTCTATGCCTCATCCGCTAACGTGATGGCGGCTCTGGCAACAGCCAATAGTGGTGTAGTTCAAACAAACTCTAGCGGCGTTCCTAGCGTGGCTACAGCGACTACATGGACACCTACAGTAGTAGGTTCAGGCACAGCAGGAACGGCGAGCTATACGGTACAGGTTGGTCGATATGTTCAGATAGGTCCTATGGTATTTGTTTCTTGGCTTCTTAACTGGACCTCGGGAACCGGAACCACGAATTTATTGATTGGCGGTCTTCCGGTTAATATTGTTAATACCGCCAGTTTGAGATCTGTAGGGACATTGACACTTGGGAACGCTCTGGCACCACCCGCAAATACAGTAAATACTTATGTAACAGCCGCCGGAGATGCAAATCAGACTCAATTATTTTGCCAAACTAGCAATTCAAGCGGAAACACGGTGGCGTTGGCTTATGCCGCATCAGGTTTATGTGTTGGCTCCATCATGTATTGGGCAGCATAAAGGATAGTAATGGTCAATGCCACAGGTCAAATTGGACTCCCGCCTATCCAGGTGTCTCCCCTTGGATATACGGGTAGTCCGTTAAACTTTGTGCCGATCACCTCTGCGGGCAGAGATCCTACGACGCTAGACATTGGTTATCCTACAGGTTGTGAATGGACCAATACAGTAACACTCGATGTTTGGAAACTTCTCGGATTCATATCAGGAGCCGCGGACTGGGTAAAGATGGCCGCAGGAAGTATTCCGGGTGGTACAGTCATCAGCCTATCCGATACCGTTGGAGGTGGAACCAAGGTCTTCCCCGATGGGACGGGCAATATCAGCCTCACTGGTACCGCGGGCCAAATAACCGTTACCGCCAATCCGGGGACAAATAACCTTAATTTTTCGCTTAGTTCCGGGACTTTAGTGCATGGCTTGACCCCACAAGCTCATACCGCTCCTGGTACTGACCCTGTAGTGGCGAACGGCAGTGGATTAATCGCAGTCTCGGGAGCAGCTGTCGCAGCTGCCACAATCCCGGTTAGAAGCGATAGCTTGGCAGCTAACACGCTTACCATCGAAGTCCAACGCACCAGCACTTCCGCCGCTACAAACGCAACACAGCAAGGTTTAGCAAGCTTCAATAGCGCCCAATTCACAGCGGACGCAAGCGGGTGGGTTAACCTAATCGGTGGAACAGGTCCAGCTCTCTTGACAATGTCAGATGATGTCAATGCCCTGGTCTCCCCAAGTGGGACAGGAAATATCCAGTTGGTGGGTCATGTGGTAGAGGCAGGAGCCACGAAGTTTTCGACTATCGTTGCAGGCACAAATCTACTCAATATCAACCCTATGAGCCCTGCAAGGTGGATCGTCGATCCCCTAGGATTCAACGGCACCCACACGACCATCGTCGCGGCCATGGCTGCGGCTACATCTGGCGATACCATCTTTATCATGCCAGGGACCTATTCCGGCGCACTTACGTTAAAAGCTGGAGTTAATTTAGCAGCCTTTGCTTGCGATTCCTACACACCAAACGTCATCGTGTCCGGAAATGTGACTGCATCATATAACGGAACTGTCTCATGCTCAGGGATAAACTTCAAAGCAGCTGCTGGTGTATCTATAGCGTGCTCTGGAGCATCGAGCTCCTTGTTAGAGCTTGTCGATTGCACAGTGTCTGCAGTGAATGGAACAGGGATAACAGTAAACGATGCCACTTTTGTGGTGGCGCTCGAACACTGCATATGGGGAGCCACGGCAGGAAATGCCTGTTTTGATATCACATCAGGATTCATCACCTCAAGACGATCCACAATAAACGGAGCCGATGGGACAGCGAATACAATCGCGGGATCTTTCAACGCGTATCAAAGTGATTTCTCTATTTCAATGACTACAAGTGGAACGGGAACCATTAACGCATTCCAATGTGCTTTCAATAATGCAGCCAACACCACGCCTATCACCACAGCAGGAACGGGAATTTCCATCACCTCGAACTGCTATTTCAATGCTGGAACAGCTACAGCGCTTACCATAGGCGCGGGTACCACTCTGTTCGTGATGAATGCTACAGTCACTTCCTCCAACGCCAATGCTATAGCAGGCGCTGGAACAATGAAGTACGGCTATATCGTGTTTGGGGGAACTTCCTCAACGATCGCAGGCACCGTCACTGCCACTGCTCTCACAGTCATCTAAGACAAGCAGCGTTAAGGTATAAGCGTCAACCTGGCCTTTCCAATAGAATATTTCAGCATCATGCTTCCCATATTTAAGACAGCATTCCAAATGCTGTGATGCTGACATCCTCATGGCATCCACCATTTCTCGGCATTCATTAGCTTGGCAACCATACGGTAAAATCGTACAGCTCAAAGCGAACAGGAACATGCGCATAATGCCCTCTCAATGATTTGCAAACGTCTCTCTAGATCTTCTATTCGGCTATCCGACACATTATGCTTAGCGAAGGTTTTTTTGCGAACCCTATCTAGCGTTGCCTGCATATTAGCACATCGCTCCCGAATCTCCGCCACCTCGGGACTGTCGAACAGGTCCGGATGCCATTCAAGTTTCTCGGCTAACATTTCTTTCCTCCATTATTAATTTTATTTCAGATAACGCTGGGGCACACGGATTCAAGATATCTACTCCCTGTTCTATCATGTACCCATAGACGCTACTTAGCCGTCTCAAATGCCCTGCAATCGTCGCCGGTGAAACCTGTCTTAAATGGCCCGTGGACGGATCTTTTGGGTTGCCCCCCCGACGAACTTTTTCGGTTAACTGCTGCCTCGTCTTTTCTAAAATCATTTTTGAGGTTAGCGAGGTTAAAGGAACTCCCATCCACTCGGGATAAGTGCTAAATAATGACTTCAAATCCTTCGCGGAAGGACCTGAAATAGACTGTATCTTGAGATCTACAGCGTCTCCAATCGTGATCATTTCTCCGTTAGCAGGAGAAAAAGCCGACATGTTATCAAGAAGTCTCTCTTTATACCAAGCCCACAACTTAGCATCCGATTCTTCCCGAAATCCCGCTGTAAATTCCGCATCTTTTCTGCGGATTTGCACACGAAACCTTTCACCTTGTTTTGTGATCGTTGCCATATTCCTCCTTCAAGTCATGCATCCAGTTCAAAAACGCAGCTTCCTCGAACGTGATAGGTTCATGAAAACAAATTCCCTTAGTCCTCAACCGCTCAAGCTGCCTAAAACTTGCATCGGATTTCAGGAATTCTACCCTTGGAGAATCTCTAAAATCCATTTTCTCAACCACCACCTGAATTTCATCGATTGAGATAAGTTCTTCATGCAATCGTCGAAAGGTGATGCCATCCGGATATTCAAAAGGCTCATTCCTAGGCCGTCCGGCTATCGTATCAAAATGGCAAAGATTATGTGCTTCATCGGTAATGTCGTATACGTCACAAGCCATCTTACCAGGAAATTTTCTGACTCCACGACCTATCATTTGAGAATATAAAGATTTAGACTTCGTAGGCCTAGCCAGGATTAAAGCATTTATGGATGGCTCATCAAATCCTTCCGTCAGCACTTGACAGTTTGTCAAAACACGCAGTTCCCCCGATGCAAAATCACGAATCATTTTCCTGCGAGTCTCTTCTGGCAATCCTCCATGGATGCAACCACTTTTTATTCCAATTTCACAAAGGCTCGAATTTATTCGTTCCGATTGATCCACGCTGATGCAAAATATCAATGTCTTTTTCTCAACACAATGCTTCGTGTAGGTATCTATGATGACCTGATTCCGGCTAGAATTATCCAATTTGTTTAATTCTACAAAAGAAAGGTCGCCATTCGAACTATTACGGACGTCTATTAAATGTTTAGTTTTAACGCGATAGCCGCGCAGATCACATAGATGCCCCTGGTCGATAAGGTCAAAAAGGGTTTGGGAATAGGTCTTCTTCCCAAAAATATCTAGCAGATTTTTGCCGTCCAATCGTTCAGGCGTGGCGGTCATTCCCAAGATTTTTATGCTTCTGGGAGTCTCCTTTAAATAATCTACAAATTTACTATATATTTTTGATTTGCTACGGTGAGCTTCATCGACAATCAAGGTGTTGAACTTCAGGTCATTCAATGAACCTCGTTGATATGCCATCGAGACAGCCGCGTTGGTCATAATCTTATGCTTTGAATAAGATGAGTCCTTCCCATAAACGAGCTTAAGAGCGTCCTGAATCTGAACCACCAGATCCCTGGTGGGACATGTGATCAATGCCTGTAGCCGAGGATTTCTTTTCAAAAAGGATGAAAATATAATAGTCTTCCCAGATCCGGTCGGCAGCTGAACGAGCTGGGTGTCACTGACATTAAATTCTTCCTCAATGGCGTCAATGCACTCAGTTTGATATGATCTAAGTTTTATCATCATCACTTTCCATTTTCTTCATATGCTCTCTAAAATCCGACACAGCCTCAATCATCAAGGGAATGAATTCGTCCAGGTCGATATTTGCGGTCACCAGCATTTGAATAAAAACCGAGGACACAGCATTCATCGAGACTGACGAGGAAAACTTGCTGTAGAGCTCCCGATTAACAAAATCGGTCAGTAGGCGCACGGCCACCCTCGTTACGTCCTTATAATCTTCTGAGGACTCCTTTCCTGGCCCATAGGCCTTATATAGGTCTGACATCTAGCTCACCTTCCTTATCGTCCACTTGATCACCGCATCACCACGGTACTTTTCCAGATCTACGTTTTGAAGCTCCGGGATCTCCTTGTACTTAACGGAGCCCTTGCTAATCGTCTTTATAGCCTCATAGTCGCGTCCACGGGCTGGTTGGCAGTCACAGATCTCTTTCATCTCTGCAATGGCCTTGGCCTTGCGATCTTCGGCCTCTTTAAGCATCCGGTTGCAATTCTCAACGATCTCACCCAAATGCTCCCAGCGCTCACTTTCCACCGTGAGAATCTCTAACTCCTTCTGTGTAGGCGGAGGCGCTATACCCTCTTGTAGGCAGCGCCAGAAGTCGGTTTCCATCCGTATGATCTTCTCGGCGAGCTCCTCGTTATGCTTGTACTCCAAGATTACCCCTTTTTGGTTTCGGTAGTCATAGCTAAAATAGTGCATGCGATCTAGTCCCGTACACAATAGCTGCTGTTCCAATTGAGGTAAATACTTTTCGGGGATCTTTCCCTTGAGCGCAAGCGCATGATCAGCCTCACCAGGAATCTTAATTTCCACGATTAGTGACTCGTCAATGTCCATCCCATCAAGAGATGCAATCATCCACGGAATGCTCTCATGCTGCACCACGCGGTCAATCATTAACAACCCCGTCATGGACTCGTAAAGCGTTCTAGCCTCGGGTTCCAGGTCTTTCCCGCGCTTCATCCACGGCATTTCTTGCAACTCTTGACCTGATCTCTTCCTCTCCCAAAGTCCTCGTGGAGTCTCCCAGGGGCTAACCCCCAGGATGATTGGAGCTTCACTTGCACCGATCTTGTTTCTTCTGAATTCTAACCACTCTTTTGATCCTTGACGCATGATTACTCTCCTTTGACTTCTTCTGTCGTTTGAGCCATTTCAGCTGCTAGACGCTTGTCTGAGCGTTCCTGGCACCACGAATGTAGTTTATGAAACTTCTCTTTTGGGATATCTTCCAGACGGTCCACTTGTCCGGACTTTAGAACCTTAGATAGTCCTTCAGGGTCATCCTTAAGCAAGTTTTCGATTAATAGCACCTGGCCAGGTTCAATGGTTTCGGAAACAGATTCGCTCCATTCAGCGGTATTGTCAGTAGGGATGTCGTCGATTTCCTCCTTGACGTACATACCAGCAGTAACATCCGGGAACAGTTGTCGGCATAGTCTACCCAGAGCACGAGCGAACAACATATCCTCTGGCCACTTTTCCCAAGCACCACCAGACTTATAAATCCCGGCCTTCTGCGCATCTGCAATAGAAAACGGCACTGTAATGGTATCACCGGTGTCTTTACGCTTTCCGTGGAGGATGCAGCATTGCGCATTAGATTTAGGGTCTTTCACAATGCTATGGCCAGCCTGGCGAACCATTTGGTTCATCAACTTGGCGTACATCCCAACCCGACCTTGCAGATAATAGAGGCCTTCATTGAGAGCAATCAGCGGATGGATATTGATCACCTTAGCCATTTGCATAATTGCAAACATGCCATCTGCTCCGAGCTTGGCATAGTGCTTAGTATTGGCAAGCTTGTTCGCCGCTTCCTGCATCGCGACAATCTCGCCCAAAAATTCCTTAGCATCCCACTTAACTATTTGATTCATAACAACCTTCCTTTTTGACGGTCATTTGATTGATGTATCAGATCGTAGCACAACAAGGGGTTTACCACAACCATAAAAATAGCATTCTCAAAAATAGCGCATTGTGCTACTTTGTCCCCACCTTAACCCAAGGAGGTACTATGCTTTTAAAAGAATATCTTCAAAAACACAATATGTCTGTAAATCATTTTTCCATTGTCATCGACCGCACCTTGAATCATACCGCAAGGTATGTCAATTCAGGCGATCCCATGCCACAAAAGCTGGCTGAGTTTGTCGAAAAGGTAACTGAGGGAGAGGTCACCCGTGAAGAGCTCTTGATGCCCTACAAGTTTCCCAAACCGGTTTTGAGCAAGGTCAGGATGTCCCCCACAAAAGAGCGACGTAGGAAAACCCGAATCGCCCTCATAGGCCTGCTACAACGGGCCATGAGAATCGAGGAAGACATACAGGAGGACATGGTATGATCCCATGGATTCCAGTGACAGAAAAGCTTCCAGAGAACAACGTTGAGGTCCTAAAATTTGTGAAAAACTGGAAAGGATATAATTCCTTTATAACCCTTGGATGTTTCGAAAAGGGTCACGAGAACGAATGCGTTACGCATTGGATGCCCCTTCCAGAATTTCCAGAGGAGCAAGATAAATAGAAAAAAGCGCGGGACCACCCCGCGCCACGAAAGAACCTGCCCTTAATGTAACCTTTAACTTTTGACTTGTCAAGAATCTAGAGGCAGGCTTAACGTGGTCCACAAGCGGCTGCAACCGCACTGTAGACCTCTGCACAAAGAAAAGGCGTGCTTCCCATCCCTGGTGTCACGCCTTACGGAACCCTCGCCCGTATGCCCGAATCATACCATAGCGATTCGTCCAATCTCAATCTAAAAAACAATCTTTATTCCCCCGAGTCGCCCCCGACAAAAAGGGTGACAGCAAAACAAAATAAGAATAGGCTAGAAAAAGAAAAGCCCGGGCTGCGAACCCAGGCCTTTTGTGATTCTGGCGCCAACCGCCAAAAATCGGATGTCATTCCACACCCGATTATAGCAGATGCGGCGCCAGAGTCAAGTTTAAGAAAAAACTTGATACAGGATTCTCGCATGGCTCTCTCTCAAGGTTACATCAGAATACCTAGATCGCTCGTGGACGATCCTTATTATCTAGCGGCTAGCGTCTTTCACAAGCAGGTCCTTCTTACAATCATTAAGCTTGCCTGCTGGCGTCCCTATGAATTTAACGACAACGGAAATACGATCAATTTGGAGCCGGGGCAGCTATGTATCAGTATGCGAGAACTCACGAAAAAATGTGGTAAGGGAATAACGAAAAACCACGTTGAAGGTGCGTTAAAATATTTTGAAAAGCAAAGAGAAGTGAGACAAGAAGTCAGACAAACAATCAGACACGAAGTCAGACACAAAAAAACCATCATAACCATCACAGATCAAGACGCTTCCGCGCTATTTAAAAACGCCGATCAGACAGAAAGTCAGACAAACTTTCAGACAGAAAGTCAGACACAAACGAATATCCTAAAAAATCCTAAAGAACCTAAAGACTGTTTAAAAGAAGCGAATGCGAAAAGGGAAAAGGGAATCGCGTCATCCCTTTCGCTTTCGCCTCTTTTTTTTGAATCGGATGAGGAAAAATCAAAAGAGTTCGAAGACCTCTGGGATTCGGTAGGTTTTCGTGGAATCCAGCAGCATCAGGTGGCTGGAGGCATCGCGAAGATGGATGTTTTCACATGGCTCAAGCAGCACTCCGTTGCCCAAATCGAGATAGCGATTTTGGAGGCGATGAAAAAACCGAGAAGGAATTACCCGAGCTACATTCAAAAAATGCTCAGCGCGGGTATCGCAAGGGAACGCGAAAACGAAGAAGTCAATCGACAGTGGTGCGAAGAGACCAATATTGAACAATATGGTTTCTTTGAAGTTGCGGCTAAATACCTTAAGGATAATTTCCTGAAAAAAGAATACTATTTTCATCTCCCTCCCGAAATGTTTGCCCGGATAATTTATGCGTCGATTCAGGAGTGGAAGGAAGTTCAAGAAAAAGGCCATTAAACCGTTGAGGATAATGCCAGAAGCCGATAAAATGCTTTTAACCCAGGAGGTCCCCAGTGCGATGCAAGGTTAACGGTTTCGATGCTGATGTGCCCGATGGATCCCTGATCTGCTCGCAGCGAATGCCCGAGGGGCAATACCTCCTTCGAACCCCCGATGATTTTTACGTCCTCCGAGGCTGCAAGCGGTGCATGTGCCTAAAAAAAACAGAGGATTTTTATCGGGGAAAAGCGCACTGTAAGGACTGTCACAAAAGGATCGTAGTATCATGGCAAAAACGAAACCCGGATCTGGTGAAGAAATACAAATGCAAGTCGAACAGGATATGGCGTTTACGGGAAAAACAGAGCCAGTTATTAGCCTCATCGTGCCGATAAAAATACAGACCTCAGCCAACATGTGGGAGCATTGGTCAAAAAAAAGAGCTCGTGATAACACTCAGGAGCTCATGATTAGGCTTGCCCTCAGGGATGCATCAGGCGTTCCTCCCGGTGTACCATGCTTGCCATTGCAAATCAAACTCACCCGCATCGCCCCTAAACCATTGGACTACGACAACTTAGTGGCCGCGTTAAAAAGATCTGTGGATACCGTCGCCGATTGGATAACCCCGGGACTTCGCAGAGGACGAGCTGATTCGGTTAAGGGTGTGGAATTTTTTTACGGCCAGCAAAAGGGCAAAGTCCGCGAATATGGTCTCAAAATCGAAATCTGGGATCACAAAACGCAATCGAATGGGCCGAATTCGCATTTTAAGACACCGCCAAGCCCGCAAAGTGGGGACACAGATCAAATCACACAGACCGTCATAAAAAATACAACAGAAGCCAAATAAACCACGCCTGATAAATCATGACAAAAAAACGCTTTCGAATCTGCGAACCCTGCGCCGACGAATATTTACCTTTTCAAATCTACAATTCCACGGGTACACGCTACGCAATCTGCGATACCTGCAACTGCTGGGCCCTCACCGAATTCGTCCAGTCTAAACCCGGAGGTGGAATTTTCTTCGGTGCTCCAACCCTTCGCGATTATGATAAAATCCTCAATGAGCTAGAAACCGCCTATGCCGAAGCATCCTCATCCGGAAACTTTATCGTCGCCGAAGATATCGCCGAAATGATAGAAAAATTCGAAAAAGAAAAAGCCGAAGGCAGCACCTATGACTGATCAAAAATTGTTCCATGTCGAAGTAAATTTTCTGAATCGCGGCCAGAGCACATTCCGGACGTATTACCGCGACGCACATGACCTTGTCGACGATTGTCTCAATTGCGAAATGGCTGAGTTTTACGATCCCATCGCGGATAGCACAACGGCCTTTCGCGGAAAAGACGTCCTAGCAGTAATCACAAAGGAGATTAGTACAGATGCCCTTCAAGAGCAAATCACAGCAGCGTTTCCTATTTGCAAACAATCCTGAGGTGGCCAAAGAGTTTGCAGAGCATACTTCAAAAGCGCAATACAAAAACCTCCCACAGCATGTTAAAAAAGTCAAAACACCCAAAAAGAAGGTGAAAAAATAATGGATCGGCGAATGCATAAAGTCACCAAAAAGATCGAAACAGCCGAACACAACCTTCGCAAAGGCAAAGCTAAAGCCGCCGAGCGCGTTCTAAAAGCAGCTGCAAGCGCAAACGAAAAGCTTGTTAAGATCGATCGCGATGTTAGAGATCCCGCTTTGGAGAAATATGAAAAGATAAAGCATAAGAAAGGATGTAAGTAATGCCTTGTATTTGTCACGGAGCTATGACGCCAGATGAGATCCTCAATGAAATCCTGAGATCGCCGGAATATCCCCCTATCAAAGACCATCTCCAAAAAGCGGCAGAACTCATTTGGAGCAGTAAAAAGTTTCCGGCTGAATATTCTAAAGAAGATTATGCAAAAATATGGGAACAGGCGTTCAGTCATCTTTTGAGAGGTTGCCCTGAAAAAGTGTCACGAAACGAAGAAAAGGCGTTCTAAGTGATATTAAAAATTGAGCTCGAAGTCTCCGAAGTCCTAGACCTCTTAGAAAATCTCGATCAATGCGAATCCGAAGGGTATATGAACTTCGGGGACCCTGCATTTTCCGCAAAGCAAAAACTTTTGGACGCCATCCGCGAATATGATTTAAATACGGATTATAGGTATGGTGACGATCAGCTCTGACCTTCCTCCTCGAGTGTTCGGAAACAACGATCTTTGGTTCGCACCAAAGAGCAAAGTCACTTACGTCCCCGACATTCCTCGCCACCGATGGACGCCTATTTCCGCATTCTCCGAAGCCGAGATGGAGATTACCAGTATCCCTTTCGTCAAAAACTCCCGCGTGCTCAAAAACCGCGACCGAGAGGATGCCATTGAGGGAAAACCTTGACGCAATTCTGACAATAAAAAAAGCCCCAGCATAAGCCGGGGCCAAGGACGGATGGAGAGTCTTAAATTTTACGCTATCATAGACACCAGTTTCGACGCGAATGTTTCGCCGCAACTCACCCGCTTGCGGTTCAGGGTTAGCATGTCAATCGCCCTAATCAAGCATTCCTCCGACTTTTGGCGCTGAGCCTGCGTGATCGCCTCCCCCTCAGCGTTCTCGATCATCTCAATCCAAAACATCGCAGCCTTCGTCCAGTATCTAAAGTCGTCCAATTGCTTAGCATTCATCTCGATGGCTCCTGTGTTTTTCTAGCAGGTTTATAGTTTGTATTGTGATCATCCATAAAACTGTCGACAATACGAAATCTTCAAAGCTTACCCCATTTTCCATGGCCCTTGTCTTCCACTTCAGACCTTCCGACTCCAAGAAATGTCTATCTTCGTCTAGTTGTTTTGAGTTCATTGCTCTATCCTCGTAATTGAAATTAGGTCGACGAAAGGACGGTCCGACTCCACAAACCAGGTTTCTACTCGATCCAGAATGATCTCCATCAAATTTGACCAGTCTTTGCACGAAACATGATATATATATTTTTCCCCATCCTTTTTTAGCACCACTTTGTAGCTAGCGTTCATATTAACGTCCTTTTGTTTGTATAAATATCTCTCAGTTCGTCCTTAGGGCATAGCATCCCTGTCCTATGGCATAGCTGCTCTATCGCCACATCGACCCCTTCCAGGTCAAGCTCGCCTCCCCTATACAAAACCTTAATCAGGTCTTGTAAGTCCTCGCGCACACAATCCATTTCCTTCTCTTTGTCCGCGCAATCCCAGCAATCCCCGGATGAACAGTCCTCCCACGGGTCCGAACCTTCCCATGCCGAATGCATCATGTTCCCCC